CTGACCTTTAAATCTTTATTTTCAATATAAATCATAAGTTGTGCATGTCCGTTTTCTTTATACCATTTTTCAAATGGTATAAGATAGTCATCATTAAATATCATGTCAGTGATTTCTTTTCCACTTAATTCAAATACTTTATAGTTATTATGGTTCTTTAAATAAAGTTCCGTAAAAGTTTTAAACTTCCTCATAGAATTATCATTTGCAACAAAATGCCATTCACCAGAAATATATTTAACTTTACTTAAAATGAAATCTTTGTTTTCTTCTGTAAATACATCATATTCTCCTCCTTCACAATCAATTTTCAAAAAATCTATGTGATCAATATTATTTTCTTGAAGAATTTTTTTAAAAGTTTTTGATTTATAATTTCCTTCATGGCAATGAATCCAATCAGTTTCTGAAAGTTCTTTAGAATTAGAATTTTCGTTTGAAACTGCACTATCAATGATTGTTACAGGAAATCCCTTTAAATTATTTTTAATGATATTAATTAAATTAGTAGAAGGTTCTACACAATAAATATGCTTTGGTTTTTTATCTAAAATTGAATAGGAAAATGCGCCAACATTTGCCCCTATATCCATTACAATATCATTTTCTTTTACTGAAAAATACTTTTCATAAATATTTTCTTCAAATATTTCTTTTCTAATAATATTTTTATCTTCATCAGATAATAATCCCCAATCAAATTCACTTTTTTTCTCCTTCATTTCGTATATCTCCAAAATTGAATTATTAAGATTTATTGTTTTTTTAGTATATTCTTTTTCCACATTATCAGAAATTCCAAAAAAAGCATTCATCTTTTCATTAATAAGATTTTTATAATCACTGTTCATCACATTCCAATATTCATCTTTAAGTAACTGAAAAAGTTTTTTACTTTCTTCACCTCTTCCCCACCACCAGGAGGCAAGTGCTTTTTGGTAAATAAGTGCGTACTTTCCTTGATATTCTGGCAAATCTATTGATTCAACCTCATTTTCATAACATTTCAATCCAAAGTCTGCATACAAATAACATTGGTCCCATTCTTCTTTTCTTTCATAAAACAAAGAAAGAAAATAGTATGCCTCTGGTCTTTCTGTCAGAAAAGATAAAGCAGCATGAATTAATAATTTTTCAGTTGCATCTCGTTTTCCTTGACTTTTATAGCAAACGGAAGAACGAAGAAGTGAAGTATATGCAAAATTTTTATTCTCTGTCCTTTCTGCTGCTCTAAAATAATAAACGTGTGCTGATGCGGTATGATTTTGCTTCTCATACCACTGAGCTAGTTTATAATTTTTTTCAGGATTTTCTGTATCCAAACAAAAATCAATTAGTTCATTCATTGATAAAATCCTCCAGAAAAGACTCAGAAATTTTTAAAATATATGCAGCATTATCTGATGCACCAAATGTAATTAGGTAATCATTTTTATATTTTGTCAAACCACAACAAAATTCTATTTTCATGTTTAAGAAAGAAAATAATTTAGAAAATTTTTGTTCTGTAAAATCATGATTCCAATATACAAATCTATGCCTATATGTTCCGTTCTTCCTACCTTGAACCGAATCATATAAATCAGTTTCGTGAATTATCGTTAAATATCCATCTTTGTATTTAATAACTTGAGAACCACCTCTCATATCATTATATCCAGGAACATAAGAAGTAGTTTCTTGGACTATTGTTTCACCTCCATTTGGGTCAAATTTCATAATACAAGTTGGATTCGTCCACTTAATTAAATGAAATGGTTTTCCTTCTATTGGAGTGCAATTTTTCATACAATATTCATCGTCTGGTGGTGGTCCTGGAATTCGGTATCTTGATACCTCCCTTACAGATTCATCATCAAATTCAAGTTCGCACATTTCCATTCTCCCAACACCATTAGGTGTTGTGTCTCTTCTGACACCACATAAGTAAATTTTATCTTCCCAATTTACCAAACGACCATCTTCAAGACCAACAAATTCCCAAAGTTCTTGATCTGGAAATTTGGAAGTATCTATTTTTGAATAGTATTCTACATTTAAATCATCATCTAGTTGTGCAATATAATTCCAAGTTCTAAGATGCATATCATCTTCAGGGTGAACATATGTTAAGGGACCCCAGATATGCTCAAACCTATCCAATTCCGAATGATATAAAGTATAATTAACATTTCTAATATTAACTATTATTTTTTCATTTAAAATTAAAATAGAAGGATTATTTAAAGAAGGACCAGTAAAATCCTTTGAATCAAATATTAAAGGTTTTATTATTCCACCATTTTCTAGTGCGAGTTTAACAAAATTATTCATAAACTATCAAAATAAATATGAAATATATGACTATTTAACATAGATAAAATGAGTGAATTTTTAAGAAAGGGTTGGTATTATATACCAGATATAATTACAAAAGAAGAAGCAATACAGATTAAATATCAAAATTTACTTGGTGCTATAAATGATTTAGGTGGGTTAAAAACTCACTTTGACCCAGAACGAGGAAATGTATTAACTTGTTATGCTCCACCTGCCTGTGCCTTTGTGATGAAAAGAATTCAACCAACATTAGAACACTTAGTTGGTGAAGAACTTATACCATCATATTGGTTTTCTACAACCTATCACAATAAAGGATGGATGAATTGTCATACAGATCGTCCTTCTTGTGAAATATCAGTCACAATGAATATCTGTGGGGATGCTGCTTGGCCAATTAAACTTAAAGATTTAGAAGGCAACAAACAATCAGTTGTAACTCCTGTTGGTTGTGGTCTTGCCTATCTTGGAATGACCGTTCCTCATTGGAGAAGTCCTATGAGAACTCACGAGAACGATAGGTTTATGCAGTTATTCTTACACTTTGTGCGAAAAAATGGTCCTTGTGCTGAGTATGCGTATGATAAAAATCAAAAGTGTTATGAATTACTTAATGGATCTTGAATCATTTGAATACTTCTAACTTCATTAAACCTATTATAAAGTTCTTGAATTTCTGTATGATTTTGAAGTTCAGTTGGAAGAGTTGGAAACCCTGTTGGGAATGTGCTTGAGTTTGGCAAATCTCTTAAAGTTTGTCTCCAGATTTTAAATTCCACTGAAAGAGATTCTTGCTCTAAGGATTTAATTGCCATCCAATCAGTAATTTCAAGTATTTTATCACGAATTTCTCTTAAAATGTCATATCTTTTTTCTTGCTGACGATTATCAAATTCTTCAATTTCAGTATCCCATTCTTGTTGAGTGATAATTTTAAGACCTTCACCTTCAGTTTCTTGAATAATGTATGATTCTTGGTAGACAACATCATAAACAGTTTCTGTTCTTGTTTCTTCAGTTGATTCTAAACCAGGACGATTAGGAATTTCAACTTGTTTTTCTGTGAAACTAACTACTGTGATATTTGAATTGTTTTGATATTCAGTTAATTGCTCTTGAGAAACTGTAACCTCATATTCAAAATACTCAGGAATAGTGGATAAACAATATTGAATATTATCTTCAGTAAATAAATTATACTTAACTTCCAACCCCTTAATATTCGGCATCATTAATCCATAAGGTGTGTCGGTTGCCCATCCACCAGTATCACGATTAATCCAATAGTGCTTAAGAAGTTGAGACATCTTTAATAAACCTCTATGTTATATTTATCGGCAATCTCTTTATCTATTTCATCCTTTGTTTTAAATCCTTTGACTCTCATCCACGTCACAAGAGTATAACGATTTCCAGAAATCACAGGTTCTACCATATGTGTAAACCATCTAGATGAAGGAAAACAGACAAGAAGACCTGGTTCTGGTTTAATTTTAATTCTTAAATCTGGAAAAGAAAAATATCCACCTTCAAAGTCATCATTTAGAAAAAGAACAGTAGATACATCACGGTCTATTGTCTTCTTCCAAATCTGTGTTCCATCTGGATTCGTCCATAAACCTTCAGCATCATTGTGAGGTTTATAGTGTCCTCCTGGTTCATAACAGAGTAGTTGTGGTTCTTCACTATCTCGGATTTCAAATCCATAAAAAGGATTGATTACATTTTTTACCACATTATCAAGTAACTCTTTGACTTGTGGAAAAACTGGAAGTAAATCAGCACACTTTACATTTCTTGCCGATAAATCAATTTTTGATTGTCTTTCTCTGGTCTTATCACTATTTTCAGCATCAAAAACGGACATTTGTTCTTTATGAGATTTTCTCATATGATCCGTTAAAAACTTCAACCCTTCTGGTGTAACGACTTTAGGTTGAATCAAAACATTCGCAAGAATATCATTCATAGTAGAATACTGTAGATATTTTTATTTAGTTTGAGTTTGAAACTGCTGTTAATTCAGATTTAGCAGCAGTCAACCTTGCTGTCAATGTTGGAGTAGAAGTAGTATCACTTGAAAAATCAAGTCTCATAACAGTAGAAAAATATCCAATTACAAGTGGAGGAAGAGCACGATATCCACCACCAAAATAACCATAAGAAATACTTGAAACTGCTGCTAACCAATATCGATTACTTCCTAATTTTGAACCTGGATCACCCACAGTTTCATTTGAAAAATCAAGTCGGCTCATATTAGATATATTATTTGTTGCAGTTACGCCTCCACCAAAATATCCATAATTACTATTTGATGTTGCTCCCATTTTTTGTTTTGATAATGGAAAATTTGCTGTTGGTGTGAAGGAAACAATTTCTGTAGAAAAATCAAGTCTTTTAAAAGAACAAGTTACAACAGAATTTGAATATCCACCACCAAAATACCCATATATTGAATTGGAAACTACACCAAAACTTGAACAAACGTTTAACATAGTTGTTGTTGGTTCTGATATAGTTTCGCTGGAAAAATCTAAACGGTCAATTTTGCAAGTACCATAACCACCACCAAAATAACCATAATTTGAATTGGATAAACCTCCTAATTCCGATCCACCAAGGTTAATTCTTGCTTGAGGTAAATTTTTTCCACTGGGTGCCGTAGTTCCATTAGAAAAATCTAAACGATCAATATTTGTAGAATATTGTCCACCAAAATAACCATAATAATTATTGGAAAATGATGCAAGTCTATTTTTTGCAATAGTTAATGTATTTGACAATGCTGATATAGATTCATTTGAGAAATCCAATCTATCAATAGTACAAGTATTTCCAGAAAAAGTAGGTGAATATCCACCGACAAAATACCCATAAGTCTTAGAACTTGTTCTAAAAGATGACCCACTATTTGCAACTGCAGAACCTGATCTACTTTGATTTAACAACGTTGCGGTTAAGGTAGATATAGTCTCATTTGTGTAATCAAGTCTATCTATCACATTGGTGATTCCACTACCGGTAGGTACACCACCACCACCAAAATAACCATAAGCACCATTTAAAGAACTGGTTGCCGGAGAACTTGAAAATGCAAGTGGTCCCCTTCTTACCGATGGTAAATTTTTTCCAGGAGCACTTACAGTTTCATTTGAAAAATCAAGTCTTGATATTGTACAAACACCAGTTCCACCACCAAAATATCCATAAGATATATTTGATACTGCAGAATGGTCACCAACTCCAGTAGGCAAATTTCTTGTGGGAAGATTTAAAGTTCCGTTGGAAAAATCAAGTCTTGTGATTGTACTTACAAGAGTTGGAGTATATCCACCACCAAAATATCCATAAAGATTACTTGATGCTCCCGCAAACCTTGCTCTACTTGGGGAAAAATTAGTGCCTGGGTTACTTACCGTCTCACTGGAGAATTCAAGTCTTGATATAATAGATGCTAGACCGGGAGCATATCCTCCACCAAAAAATCCATAAAGACTATTTGACACTGCTGCTTGAGATGCTCTTGAGACAGCAGTAAAATTCTTTCCAGGAAGACTTAATGTTTCATTTGAAAAATCAATTCTCACTAAAGTATTTAAATATCCACCACCAAAATAACCATAAAAATTGTTTGAGACTGCTGCTATTTGAACTCTTGCTACTGGAAGATTTTTTCCCGGTTCACCTGTTGTATTGGTTGCAAGATCTAATCTCGTAATCGTACTTGACTGAGTAGGAGCATTGACCGTAGTGCCACCAACAAAATACCCATAAGTAGGATATTCGGGCCAATTTGATAAATTTCTTTGCTCTACGTTTAAAGACTGTCTGTCATAAACAGAATTTAATCCAAAAACATCTCCTACAAAAGGCATTTGGTTTCTACTCTATCTTAAGGTCTGGATTAAATAACGACTGAGGAATTTGCTTTTGTTCTACTTCTTCAACAGCACGAATAAATTGCTGATCCATACCTGTAATCTCTTCAATACCAGAAGCAACTGCCTGCTGAAGACTATTCAAGAAATCCATAGGATTATTTGGATCACCGAAAGTTCCCTTAGTACGATTTACATCATCAGGAAGAACTGTAGGAGCACTTGCACGACGCATAGAACGAATATTACCAGCATTCACACCAGTTCTTGCAGCAAGTAAATCATCCAGAGATTGATTTGCAAGTCTGCGTTCCCAGTAGTTTGGTTGGTCTTCGTTATATTGTTCTCTTGAAATTAACTTACCACCATTTAGTTCAATCAAACGATTAATGAGTTTATCAAAGCACTCAAGTTCTTCTACACAAGCTTTGAATCCACGATTCAAACCTTCAAGCATACGATGAAAATGAAACTCATCAATATCATACCAAGATAATTCTTCACCACCTTGTCTTGTTTTCCACCAGATTGGTTGAGTCTTATCCTTTCCGTCCCACTTATAATGAAATTCTCTTGCTGCTCTTTTTGCATCAATCACTTGCTGTAGAAGACCTTCTGCTACACTTCTACGATTAATGAGTGCTGCTTTAAATGCTGATGGAATTGTAAAGTTGTCGTGAATGATAAACTTTTCAATCTGAAAATCTGAACGACCTTGTGCAAGTTCTGTTTCACTTTCTTCCCAACGAGTTGCCTCTTGAAGAACCTTCAGCATAAACTCATTATCATCACCTAAAACTTCTTTTGAAGTTGCAAGTGCAATTGATTCATAATTGTTAGACATACTTATCCAAATCTATTAATAGTGTTGTTTCTATTTATCAGCAATATCGTTGAGTAACTGCAAGAGACAATCTTTGATTTGCAACTTCTTTACCCCACTTCTTACAAAAATGTAGATATAACTGTTCAGTTCTTCTATCCTTTTCTTCTGTAGTTTCGTGATCTAATGTTCTATGAGAGAAGTGTAAAAGAAACGACTTAGGATTGAACTTCGTTTCAATCCCAAGTTGTTCTGCTCTTAGACCATAATCAATATCTTCACCACCACCTTTTCCAAACTCTTCGTCCAATAATCCAACCTTTGAACTAACTTCATAAGGAACATAAAAGCAATAAAATGCTTTGATCAAATTTGGAGGAATATCTTGTTGATTTGTTGTAATATAATAAGCAAGTTCATTTAGTTGTTCTTCTTTACCTACAACTTCTTCAAGTTCCATTTCACCCTTTATCCAATCACCCTGTAAGTGTTGATTACATAAAGGAATAGAAACTGAATTTAAATCTCCTAAATTTTGATTCCAGTTTTTTGTAAAGATAATATCATTATTCAGTCCAACAAAATCAGCACCATCCATAATTGCTTGCTTGAGAATAAAGTTCATATTCTCGGCAAATGATTTTGATGAGGCATTTGAAATCACTGTAACATTATCATAATGCTTTGAAAATGTTTTGTCATTATCAATTAAGAAAAACTTATCTTGTTTTCCGAAAATACTGTTTCTAAAGAATGTATCTAAAGCATAATGAGTGTATTTTTCAGAAGACTGCATTGTCGTCATACAATAATATCTTGGTCTTTGCTGAGTTGAACCTTGAAGACCTTGAATAAGTTTTTCCCAACCAACTGCAATCTTTTTCCAATCATAAGTTTCTTTGGTGATTTGTGAAAGTTCTTTTGTCGCAGCATAAAATGTTTGAGGTTCCTTATCAAAAAACTCAAAGCATCTTGAAAGTTCTTGTGCGAACTCATTAATAAACTTTGGAGATGGTTCCCAACCAACTTGGGTATTTTTTCCAGTCATTGGAATATACTTACCACGATTGAATGAGACCTCTCTCAGTGCCCCTATATCACTCGTGATTGGATAACATCCACATACCATTGCTTCTGCCATAGACACGCAGAAGGTCTCTTCCCAGACGTTAGGATGCACAAAGAACGCAGCATCTTGTATGTGTGGAAGAAGTTGTTCTCGGTCAATGCAAGGAGAATATTCTACTCCAGGAAGAGACTTCAGTTCTTCAATTGCTTCTAAGTGTTCTGGAATTTTAAAGTGCTGTTCGTATTGTTCTCCATAAAGATTATGAGAAGAAAATACTTTTAGTTTTGCATCTGGATGATTTTTAATGACTTGTTTCCAGATTTTTGGAAGTGGTGCAATGCCCTTATGAGGACCAGAAAAGTAAATTGCTGTCTTTGATTTTGGTATTTTGAGATGAAAAATATCTGCAACACCATTTGGAATAACTACAATCTTTTCTGCTGGTGCTCGGTTATATTTGATGTATTGTTCTGCTTCCCAGTTTGATACACAGACAATCAAATCAATCTGTGATACAAGTTCAGGGAGTCTTAATAGTTGTGGTTGGTCACAATTATCGTGTGCCCAGAGTATTTTATATTGCTTATTTGATTGTGCTAAGACTTCTATACTTCTTGAAACTTCAACATTATTTGGAAATGAATAATATTGATTGAGATAATAAAAAGAACTTTCAGTTGCTCCAGATTTCATATCAAAATGATGTAAGTGATTTTATTTAGTTTGAGTTTGAAAATGTTGCTGAATTATTTCTTGCTGTTGGTAAATTATTTGCCGCATTACCCACTGTTTCATTAGAAAAATCAAGTCTTGATATTGTATTAACAAGAGAGAAAGCACCAGAATATCCCCCACCAAAATAACCATAAAAAGCACTTGAAGTTGCAGTTAAAGCAAATCTTTGTGTTGGTAAATTTTTTGTAGGAAGACTTATCGTTTCATTTGAAAAATCAAGTCTTGTGATTGTATTAATATTATACCCACCACCAAAGTAACCATAAGAATTACTTGATGCTGCTGCTAAAGAATTTATTGCTGATGGTAAATTTTTACCAGGATCACTTACAGTTTCATTAGAAAACTCTAATCTTGTAATTGTGTTGATATTTGGGGATCCACCACCAAAGTAACCATAAGAACTACTTGAGGTTGCTGTTAAACTACGTCTTATTGATGGTAAATTTTTACCAGGATCACTTACAGTTTCATTAGAAAACTCTAGTCTTGTGATTGTAGAGATAATACCACCAGAAGTTTCACCACCACCAAAATAACCATAAGAACTACTTGAAACTGATGTTAAATAACCTCGTGCTGTTGGTAAATTTTTACCAGGATTGCTAATGGTTTCATTAGAAAAATCAAGTCTTGTAATTGTACAGATATAGGGTATATATCCACCACCAAAGTACCCATAATAATTGCTTGCCACTGCTGCAGATAAAGACACTTGCCCTGGTAAATTTTTACCAGGATCACTTACAGTTTCATTAGAAAACTCTAGTCTTGTGATTGTATTGATGTATGGTGATCCTCCACCACCAAAATACCCATAAGTCTTAGAACCACGATAGATTGATTGACCACCTGAGAGTGTTGCAAATGAACTTCTCACTGATGGTAAATTTCTTGTGGGACTGTCACTTAAAGTTTCATTAGAAAAATCAAGTCTTGTGATTGTAGATATAAGAGTTGGTGTATATCCACCACCAAAGTATCCGTAAGAACTACTTGAGGTTGCTGCCGATCTTTCTCTTGATCTTGGTAAATTTTTTCCAGGATCACTTACAGTTTCATTTGAGAAATCAAGTCTTGTGATTGTGCAAATATAGGGAGGTACAAATCCACCACCAAAATATCCGTAAGAACTACTTGAGGTTGCTGCCAAAGTTTCTCTGGATATTGGTAAATTTTTTCCAGGATCACTTATAGTTTCATTAGAAAAATCAAGTCTTGATATTACACACAATCTAATACTAAGATCAAATCCACCCCCAAAATATCCGTAAGAACTACTTGAAGTTGCTGCTAGGTTGTTTCTTGCTGCTGGTAAATTTTTTCCAGGAAGACTTACAGTTTCATTAGAAAAATCAAGTCTTGATATTGTGCTAAGATATGCACTTATGGGAGATCCACCACCACCATAATAACCATAAGAACTACTTGATACTGCTGCAAAATTTACGTTTATCGCAGGTAAATTTTTTCCTGGAGCACTTAATGTTTCACTCGAAAAATCAAGTCTTGTAATTGTACATATAATTGCTGGTGTTGGAATGGATCCACCACCAAAGTAACCATAAGAACTACTTGATACTGCTGCCAAATATGCTGTTGCTGCGGGTAAATTTTTTCCAGAATCACTTACAGTTTCATTAGATAAATCAAGTCTTGTTATTGTACATACATTACCACCAGGAAAAACTCCACCAACATAATACCCATAAATCGCACTTTCTCCCCAATACTTAAAAGTATTTTCAGAAACATTTTTTACTTGAAGTTCTTTTGCTTCTTTTAGAGAAAATACTGGCATTATAAACCAAAAATAGAATATCTTTGAGTCCCCTTTTTCCAGAACTCCATATGCTTATATTTATTGATTACATAGTCACTTAAGAACTTTGAATTGTCACGATGTATTTTTTCTACTTTGCTTCTTACAGTGTGCATATTTTCTAACTTATAAACCTCATCGTTCTCATCAAACTTTGGTTTTACATTCTCAAAGGTATGAGTAAATTTTGGGAGTTGTAAGAAATCATAAATTCGGTTCAGTTCTTGTTGTGGATTTTGAACTAAATCATCATACTCAACCAATAACAAATACTTATCATTATCTTTACGAAATGCTTCTGCGAGTGCGTGATAAGATTGTCCAATAATACCTTGGGGGGACATTAAATAGTCGGCACGATTATCATTACTAATCTCCAAGTTGTTTACTATAAGACCTTCATCAATGAATGAAGTTGTTTTGGAATGATAAATCAGATTTAAAAATGAAGATATAATATCAGGAATACTTCTTACAGGACAAATAATCTTTGGTTCTGGAGCAATATAATCTTGAATGTGTTGTATTTGATTGACCCAACCTCTTGACTTATCTACAATAATATTCTGTGGAGTATTAAAATAATAGTTGGGAGCAATAGAAGCCAAGACATTACGAGCACACTCTGGTTTTGGATGTGCTTTGTATTGTTCTGATTTATATAAAAGATACTCTTCTGTATAATGTATTGTATCCAGAAGTGGTGAGTTTGTAGATGCGTGTATCTCTGGATTTTGATTGAGTAGTGCTGTTAATAAAGTTGAACCTGAACGTGGAAGTCCAGACATAAAATAAAAGTTTTTCATAAATTAAATTCCATTTGCAACTGCTGCAGCAGAAGAAAGACCTAAAGGTGTTGAGGTATAGGGAGCAAAAGTTTCACTTGAGAAATCAAAACGATGAATTTGAGTTACATTTACAGATCCGTAGGTAAATCCAAAAAATTGAGAACTAATAGATGTAGAAGCTGGAAAAGCAGTAGGCATATTTGTTCTACTACTTATAGTTTCATTTGAAAAATCAAGTCTTTCTATTCTACAGTGACTTGTTGGTGTTGGTGGGACTGGATTTGGTCCAGTGCCACCACAAAAATAACCATAAGATTGATTATGGAATGAAAACATACTATGTCTTGGAAGTGGAAGATTTACCGGCACAGTAACACTTTCATTTGAAAAATCAAGTCTGGCAATGTGAGAAAATACTTGTGATTGAGTAGGAACAGGTAAATTTACTGGAGTTATTCCTCCAGCAAAATAACCATATGAGTTAGTTTTTACACCAGAAGTTCCCACAGATCTCATTGGCAGATTTATTCCCGGATCACTCACAGTTTCACTGGAATATTCAATTCGAGTTACTGTAGTTAAATATGATGGTCCTGGACTTGGAGACGTAAATGTTTCACCTGTTGCAAAATATCCACGATTATAATTTTGGGGTGCAGAAACTCCAGTATGATTATATCTTGTAACAGGTAAATTTTTACCAGGATCATTCCAAGTATCATTTGAAAAATCAAGTCTTGAAACTCTATTTGAAACTCCAGGAACACCTCCTGGTTGAAAACCACCACTAAAGTATCCAAAATAATTAGTTGAAAATCCAAAATGTCGAGATCTTCCAAATCCTGCTGGAGAAGGACCTAATGCTGGTAGTGCATTACCTGGGGGCAATGATGTAACAGTAGTAGTTGAAAGATCATGTTTATTGACGGCAAGACTTACTGTACCAACTGCAGGAGGGTTAGCACCACCAGCAATATATCCATAAGTCTTATAACCACGATAGATTGATTGACCTCCTGAGAGTGCTGCTTGTCTTCCAAATCCACTACCACCATAAAAAGGATTACTAAAAAGAACAGTACCTATTGTTTCGGATGAAAAATCAATTCTTTCAGTTGAAGATAAGTATGATAAAGGAATTCTAGTTCCACCATTAAAATAACCATAAGAAGCACTAGATGTTCCTGTCAATTGATATCTGGCTGAAGGTAATGGTGATGTTGGGGATGATGTGGTTTCATTTGAAAAATCCAACCTCACCAAATTCAGAGTTGCAGTTGAGGGGGTCACAAGACCTCCAGCAAAATAACCATAAGAGACATTCGAAACACCTGCTAAGTCTCTGGTTGCCAATGATAAATCTTTTCCGGGAGCACCTATAGTTTCAGTTGTTAAATCTATTCTATGAATTGTACTTCTAATCGCAGTAGGACTATATCCACCCCCAAAATATCCATAGTAATTATTAAATACTGATGCTCCATATGCCAAAGTTGTTGTTAAATTACTTGTTGGAACACTTATAGTTTCACTTGAGAAATCAAGTCTTGCTACTGAACTTAAATATGTAACAGGAGGGGATCGATATCCACCACCAAAATACCCATAAGAACTACTTGAAACTGCCGAAGTTCCAATTCTTGTTCCTCCTGTTAAATTTTTTCCTGGTAAACTTATATTTTCCGTTGAAAAGTCAATACGTTGAATTGTAATCAAAGCTCCAGCACCACCACCAAAATAACCATAAAAAGCACTTGAAGTTGATGAGAAATCCCAATTTGTTGCTGGTAAATTTTTTCCAGGGGAACTCATAACATTGTTTGAGAAATCAAGTCGAGTTATAGTGCAATGGTTAATTGGTCCAACACCACCAGCAAAATAACCATAAGTCGCACTTTCAGGCCAACTCGCAAAGTTACGATTATCTACATTTTGATATTGTTTAATATAAACCTTACGAAGACTGAAGACCCCAGTTGCCATTTAATTATCCTTCTTGATAAACGTGAGAACCAACGTGTGCTAATCTAATATTAGTATTTAACCAAGCATCATATCCAACACTTCGTGCTCTTTCAAAGAATGAAAAGTCTTCTGGCAAATATCTCATTTCTTTCTTGAGTTCCAAAAAGTAATGATAAGAATTATGATATTCCTTTTCTGTTGGTGGAGTCGAACTATTATCTGTTGGTGGATAATACTTCAACTCTTCTCCATATCTTTTTACAATATCTTCAAATACTTTTCTTTTAATTAGAGAAAATCCAAATCCAATATTTTCAATCTTTACCAGTTCACCTTCAACAACTTCTGGTTTTGTAATATTATAATTATATCTCAATGGAATACCTTTCATAGGGTAAGCACCACATACAATATCTTTATCTTGCTTTAGAAGATTGAAAACATCTTCTGGTGTAAATCCAATATCAGCATCAATAAACAGAATTCTTTCATATTCTGTATTGTTCACAAAGAAATTAACAATTCTTGAACGTGCTTGAGTAATCAAACTATCATTTGCTGTCGTTAATAATCCGTGGTCTAACCCAGCAGTTCTTAATTCCTTTCCAAGATTAAATAGACCCTTTGCAGTCTTATCACTTACCAATCCACCATAACAAGGCATCGCAATCAAGATAGACATAATTTCTCCAATTTTAATTAATTATACGATTAATTTGGCAGCAACACAAGCAGAAAGTGAGTTAATTGTAGAACCAACGGCAACAATTGTATCATTTATTGCAAGATATTTTGGTTTATCAAGTATTTCAACAACACTATTTTTAGGTATTGTCATATTATATGTCAAGTATCCAAGTCGTACTCCGGTAGATACAACAGAACCTGCAGTTCCTCCACGATAGATAGAAACAGATGCATCAACATCAATATTCAAATTATAATTACAAAGACGAATAGATTGAACAACTGAAGGATAAGTTATTGAACGATAAACTTCTGCACCAGTTGTACTTGCTACTGTTGAACCAACACCAACAAAGTTTGTATCAGTTTTTGTGGAATAAACGGCAAATACATCCAAACCACCATCAATTCCAGTTGCCGTTGTTCCAACTCCAGCAAGTGCTTGGAATCTTAGGTGGTCATTCGGTGAAGCAATCATTGGTTGATTAATCAGTTCAACAGAACCTTGATAAGGAACTATAAGTCTTTGCGTAATCGGAACTGCTATCCAAGTAGTTCCAGAAACATAAAAATCTTGTCTTGCAGTTAAATATAATTCATTTGAATATGTATTGGTGACGTGAATTGATTCAATTACATATTCTCTACTTGCTGTTGATGGGAATGAAAGCCCAATTCCGAAAGAAGTTCCAGCAATTCCAGGTCCAACAAAGATATTATTATTTGTTGTAGCATTTGTTCCCAAACCAGAAATGGCAGAAATATAAACAGAAGTTGTGATTCCAGTGTCAAAAGTTCCAGAACCACCTCCACCACCTGCAGCACTAGAACCTTGAGTTCCCTGAAGACCTTGAGTACCTGTTCCTGTGGTTCCTTGTGTACCTTGTGTACCTTGTGTACCTGTTCCTGTGGTTCCTTGTGTACCTTGTGTACCTGTTCCTGTGGTTCCTTGTGTGCCTTGAGTTCCCTGAGTACCTTGTGTACCTTGTGTACCTTGTGTACCTTGTGTACCTTGTGTACCTTGTGTTCCCTGAGTACCTTGAGTTCCCTGAGTGCCCTGAGTGCCCTGAGTGCCCTGTGTTCCCTGAGTACCTTGAGTTCCCTGAGTACCTTGTGTACCTTGAATTCCTGCAGCATAAGGAGCAGTCCAACTTACCCCAGTTCCAGTTGAAACTAAAATAGAACCAGCGACACCTACAGTATTGTAAAAATCATAAAGACCAGAACGAAGTCTTATACTTCCATTGACATCTAATTTTTGTGTTGGTGTTAAAGTGCCTACCCCAATATTACCACCATATGGGGCAATTTGAATTGTACCATCGGCATTAACATCAATGCTGGGCATACCAGAGGAATCATTAACACTGAACAAGCTTCCACTTATTAAATTATTAGTAATACTAAGGAGCTGACCAGCAGAACCTTCAAATGATAATGTACCCGAATTTAAAGTATCATAATGAACGACATCAATAATTGTTCCAATACCTAAAGTACCAACACCAGATACCGGGGTAACATAAGTTAAACTATCAGAACCTGTTGGATTATTGGAAGCATCTTTATAAACAATCTGATTTGCTGAACCTGCTACAGGTCCAGTAATTCCTTGAGTGCCTTGAGTTCCCTGAGTACCTTGAGTACCCTGAGTACCTTGAGTGCCTTGAGTACCTTGAGTACCTTGAGTACCTTGAGTACCTTGTGTTCCTTGTGTTCCTTGAGTACCTTGTGTTCCTTGAGTACCTTGTGTTCCTTGAGTACCTTGTGTTCCTTGAAGTCCTTGAAGACCTTGAGTTCCTTGACGACCTTGAGTTCCTTGAGTTCCTTGTCTTCCCTGAGTACCTTGAGTACCTTGAGTTCCCTGAAGACCTTGAGTTCCTTGAGTTCCTTGTCTTCCCTGAGTACCTTGAGTACCTTGAGTTCCCTGAAGACCTTGAAGACCTTGAGTGCCCTGTGTTCCCTGAGTGCCCTGTGTTCCCTGAGTACCTTGAGTTCCCTGAGTTCCCTGAGTACCTTGAGTTCCCTGAGTACCTTGAGTTCCCTGAGTGCCCTGAGTGCCCTGAGTGCCCTGTGTTCCCTGAGTGCCCTGTGTTCCCTGAGTACCTTGTGTACCTTGAATTCCTGCAGCATAAGGAGCAGTCCAACTTACCCCAGTTCCAGTTGAAACTAAAATAGAACCAGCGACACCTACAGTATTGTAA